GAGGTGTGTTTAGATAACTGTAATGCGGAGAGAACCACTATTTTTAGATACTATAGTGGTAAGCAGCGTGATCACGCATATACAAAGAGTGATGTTATGGAGGATACTCAGGAAGAGTTCCGTTCCTATAACAGAGAACCTCGTCAAAGGTCAGCAGCATACTTCTCTTTGATGAAAGATAGTCAAACAGGTACTTCCGCTGTGTACCGTAACTATGATTCCGTAAATAATGATACATATTTAACTACAGGAAGCGGAGGAGAGTTACTAGGGTATATTTGGACATCTGAAAGTGCTGCTAATTCATCTGGTTTATTAAAAGGAGGAGAAAATGTAACTCCTCTGTATGAATATAAGTTACCAAACGGAGTAAACCGTGGTCCTGATACATTTTATACAATAAATCCCGTAACTGAGGTAAATTTAGAGGTAGGAGTTGCGGGAGTTCCCGATTGTTTGGATGCTAGACAGCAACAATACGCATATGTGGGCATTTTTGGGTATGTAATGACCTCTACAGGTCCAAGAGGCAAGAAAAGAATAGAAAATTTAGGTGGACCGAGAAATACTGGGGAAATTTCCCGTGCAGGATGGTATAATTGGGATGAAGCGGGTAATTATGGGGAAAGAGACTACTTAGAATCGATGGATAACCCATCTCAGTCAGGTTGGGGTGGTTCTAATGTAGAAATATTGAGTACAGCAGCGTATTATGAGTGGTTTTACGGAAAAAACGGACCAGTAAAGGGTTCTGTGCCAAGATCACTTAATTTTCACGATGCTTTTGAGGGACAATTCGTATATTACCTCTATGATACCTCATATCCGTGGAATGGACCCGTATATGGTATAAATTTCCTCACAACTAACGCTCCTTGTCTACAAAACTCTAATCAGCAACCTACTTATGAATATCATACCTTCAATTACACTATAAAAGAGAGTGCGTGGGTTACACAGAAGACTAGGATATATGTTGATGCTCCTCAGAACCAAGTAGGTGCAAATGAGTCATTCTGGGGAACTTGCACTGATGAACACCGCATATTTTTTAGATATACCTCTAGCACTGGGTTTTTTGGAGTGGGAGAACGCATAAACAACTGGATGATTAGTGCGTGTCGCTATTTTGGTGATGAAATGAACTGCGGATATATGGAATTGACCCAAATAAACAATGAAACCGCAGGAAATGCGTTCACATACAACCAATCTTTTACTTCAACTAATGGCGGGAGTATAAATGTACTAGCAGGATACGGTATAAAGGACAAAGCAGCGTTCTGGGGAGTGTATGAGTTCCCAAAAAGAGTATCTTATGTACCAGTTTCACTAAAAGAGGGTGCACTTATACCAGATCGTAACCTAGATGAGGCATTTTTAGAGGCAAGAATTGATGAATTAGGAAAAGTTGCGTCAATTAACATCATTAATAGCGGAAAAGACTACAAAGATCCCGATCTTGCGATAGAATTTCCAGAAACATTGCGTGAACAAGGGTTTGCAGACGATATGAAGTTCCGTCAAGAGATATTTAAGAACGATACAGGTATAAATTTACAGTCAAAAGCGGTAGAAGACCCAGATTTTAAGGATGGAGAGCAAAGTTCCAAGGACGGAACAGCATCTATTCTTAATGAATCCTATAAAAACGAGTCTGGATTTAGAGGAACGTTAAGACAAGCACAGTTAAGAGCAGTTTTAGACGATCAAGGTAGTATTATAAACGTAATTATTGAAGATCCTGGTCAAGGATATAGTCCTGCGTCTCAACCAAAGATATTAGTTGCAGAAAGATATGAGGAACAACTAGAAGAAAGGGGTACAGACAACCAAGTTCAAGATTTAGATTCACAATATAACTCAACTTTAAGGACTGGACAATTAGATCCTGAGATGCAAGAGCAGGTAAATGCAAATTTAGATAACTTTGAAGAAGATATTGCTGAGTATGATCAACCTAGAAGTGAAGGAACAGTCACAAGTTACATTAATATGCCAGATGTTAACCCAGAAGAGATGAGTAAAGACTGTGAATCTACTCCAAAGAACTGTATTAACCTAGAAGTTGCACCTGGATGGAGTGATATTAATAATATTTACGATACAGACACTACTTTTGCAAGTGTGCGGAGATATGCACCAGACTTTAACGAAAGAAACGCGGAAATATCGCAGATGTGGCAAATGTCCCGTGAAACATCTGATGAAGTTAACGCAGATACGGGTGGAATAGAGTCATTATATCCGCAAGGGTGTGAAGAATGGGAACAACCAAACATATTTCACGTAAGAAGGTTCTTTGACATACCGTGTCCTTATGTAACACTAGATGCTGATGGTGAAAAGTCATTATTTGGGTTTATGCCTTACAAGTATTGTGCTAGTCAACAAGAGACTGCAAGGGTACGTGTATCTATGGAGATAGAAGGCGATGTAAGCGGTGCAGGAGCGTCTGTAAGCACTGCTTTTAACAATTTCCTTAAAACACTACCTGCACCCTCATTAACACGTCCTAGGAAGATTGCAAACCTACCTAATGGAATAAAAGCACATCCTTGTTTCCAAGGAGATGCAGAGGGTAGATGTTATCAAACCTCCGCAGGTCAATACGCATTTGTTCCTCTTGGCGGTGATGAAAATACATTTGATTACGGATTATCTGGAATGACAGAGTTAGGGCAACTACAAACGTGGATAGGAAACAATGTTAGCGGATATGGAGGAAGTACTAACTTCACTTACGGTTATAACACCGTATCAATCGCAGCGTGTAGCGGAGGAAAGTTACCTAACCCGTGTTGGCACAATTTTGTTACGGATGGAGTGCTAGATGTCAATAAGGGATATGATGGAGGTGGAAGTGCTCTTTCACAAGCGGATTTGTGTAGTTCCTCACCATTACAAGCGTGTAGTGGTACAAACGGTAGTGCTCTGTACCAAGTAGTACACGCTGCTATATCCATAGATCCAAACTTAGTCAACGCGGACAACTATATAGAGATGGGACCCTACGAGGGTACATTACTCTATCGTAATTATTCCGCAGCGAGCACAAAGTTACTAGATGACACAATGAACAATTACGGAAACCCTTACTTTGATGAATGTGATTTAAGGTTCGACTAATGACTCCAACTTACCACATCTATCTAAACGAGAAGTGTTTATTCAAAAACTTAAACCAAGAAGAGTTTGATCTCATCTGGGGTAGGATATATAAGTCCTACTTTGCGGATGAACTCACATACTCTGCTGTTTTTGAAAAAGCAGAAGACTATTCAGACGCATCTTTCTAAAATGGGAAAACCAATGCCAGTTGCAAGTCATAATGGTCTACCTTGTAGTGGGCACGGGATTCCTATACCTTCAACTATTCACGCTCAACAACCTTGCGGAAGTCCACCCATACCATTTACTATCGAGATAAAAGATAAAACTTGTTGGTGGCCACCCACTCCATTGATTCCTCTAACTGGATTAACACCTGAGAGATCATTAGTATTAGTAAATAAACTTCCTATTATGTTGGAGTTGGATGTTTTTACTCCGCACATATCTCCTACTACAAATATCATAAATTATTTGTGTCCCTGCGGAAAAGCAATGTGTATTATTCCAACACCAATAATTTGCGGATTGTTGACTATAGAAGATAAAGGTGGTATTGGTCACGAAAGAATTTTAAACGCTACTACATTTACAGTATTTGCCCTTAAGAGAAGAGTTGCCAGAATGCTAGACCCATTAGGTGCAGGATTACCAAAAGTATCCTGGCCGTGTAAATCGGTTGTTGCTTATGGTTCACCTACTGTTCTCTGTGGTTAATCCAATGGAAAAGACTAAAACGAAAAGTTTTGACGAATGGATGAAGGAAATGTTAGAAGGGCAAGAAGAAGATTTGCCAGAGATTCCTGATGCGTCAGGAATAGATATAGATATAGATTATAGTCATTCACACTGAGGGAGTACAAAAGATCTCCACTTAGAAGGAGTGCCCTCTTATAAAACTACATTATTACTATGGCAAAAACTTTCAGTATGGGTCAAACTATTGAATCCAAACCTAAAAAGACACGACAAGGCAGAGGACAACACAGTAAGTATTCTGCAACTTCTCGTAACAAAGCAAAAAAACGTTATCGAGGACAAGGTAAATGATTCGAGTAGATATGAGTGAAGATTTTATCAAAAATGGTGGATGGTTAGTAACTATGCCCGAACGTGATAAATACTTAAAACAAATGAAAGTTTTGAGTAATGGCGTACAAGTTCAGAGCAGAACGAACTCTTAGCAGACAATTCAAAGATTTCAGTATTCAGATGAGAGCAAATCCGAATACTGAAGATTTTACTGTGGTTAAGAATGAAAACGCTATTAAGCAATCAGTACGTAATTTAGTATTAACTGGAATGGGTGAAAGACCATTTCAACCTAAGATTGGATCACGTTTGAGACAACTATTATTTGAACCATATGATGTTTTTCTAGCACAAGACATAAAAGAAGAAATCATCAACGTCGTTAAAAGACTAGAACCAAGAATTAATGTTCGTCAAGTTAGAGTTTTTAATGACCCAGAAGATGAAAACAATCTTCGTGTTGAATTTGACTATACTATTGTTGGTGAAACCTTGATACAAACTGTTGACTTCCTATTGGAGACAATATAAATGCCCGCAATACCCTCAAATTTAACTTCTTTAGATTTTTCGGAAATAAAAGAATCTATCAAATCTTATATGAGAACTCGAACTGAGTTCACTGATTACGATTTTGAAGGTTCTGCTGCTTCATATCTACTAGACGTACTAGCATATAATACATATTATTCTGCTTTCAACGCTAATATGGCGATGAACGAAGCATTTTTAGAGTCAGCAACAATAAGAGACAACGTAGTAAAGATAGCAAAACAGTTAAATTATACACCTAGATCAATAAAAGCAGCAAAAGCGTGTGTTGCTTTTTCTGTACAAACTACATTTGTTGGTGCTAGTACAACTTATCCATCTACTGTAACTATTCCTGCGGGTGATGTATTTGTTTCATCTGTTGATGGTCAAGCATTTACATTTACTGTTCCAGAACAGATCACTCAAATGGTAGATCAACAGACTGGTATTGCATCTTTTAACAAAACAATCATATATCAAGGAAACTTACTTTCATATGAGTATGATGTTGTTGATGTTAAAAAAAGAAAATATGAAATTCCTGTTGACAACATAGATACAGACTTACTTTATGTGTCTATTTCACCTAACGCTCAGAGTGAAGAGATTGACACTTATAACCAAATTACAAATATTGTTAATGTTGACGGAACAACTCGTGGATATTTCTTAGAAGAAACTGATGATTTAAGATATACAATTATATTTGGTGATGGTATTATTGGTAGAGAACTAATTGCAGGTGAGGTTATAAGACTGAAATATGTTAGAACAGATGGACCAGAAGCAAATGGTTGTAAGAAGTTTACTTTTATAGGTCAAGTAAGAGATAATACTGGTCGTGCTGTATCATCTGCTAACATCTCTCTAGCGACCGTAGATGCCTCTCAGGACGGTGAAATGGGAGAAGATGTTATATCCATCAAGTACAATGCTCCAAGGGCATTCAGTGCTCAAAACAGAGCAGTCACGGAGTCCGACTATGAATACATTACTAAACTGGTTTATCCTCAAGCAAAGTCTGTTACTGCATATGGTGGAGAAAGAATCTATCCACCAGTTTACGGAAAGGTCTTTGTTGCTGTAAAAACTAAGTCTGGTGCTGCATTAAACGCAACTACTAAAAAGCGTATTAAGAATGACTTGTTGAAATACTCTATGGCAGCGATCGAACCAGTTATTATCGATCCTACAACTCTATACATACGTCCTAAGACTTATGTGTTCTTTGATGGTACTTCAACAACACTTTCTAATAATGAACTTGCTTCTAGAGTTCTAGGTGCTATTGATGAGTACAATACTCAAGGATCTGCAAATAGATTTAATGGAAGAATTGATAGATCTGCGTTCCAAACAATGATCGACCAGTCACAAAATTCCATAGTTGGTAATCAAACCACTATGACTCTTGGTTTAAATGTTACAGGATTCCCATTTGGAAGCACATTTACTCAGTGTGTAGACTTTGGTAACTCCATAGTTAATCCTGGTGATATTGGTGCAGGTAATCCTTCTGACTCATCTGGAGGAATAACTTGTAGTCCTAATTTCTCATCAGTAAAGACTGGTACATTCTACTCAACAGGTTATACAGAAAATTTACTAGATCTTGCTGTATCATCTCAACAATTAACTACAAACTCAGTATTGAGTATCAGTACATTTGTAGAAAATGATGCTAGTGCACTTTTACCAGTAAACATAAGAGATGATGGTAGAGGTAGTTTGATAATGGTTACAAAACTTGATGAAAAAGAAGTTATTCTTAAATCTGGTGTTGGAACCGTAGATTATAAAACTGGAGAAGTTTGTTTAGGTCCTATAGACGTAGCAAGTACTCCTGATGGAACAACACGTATTCCTGTTACAGTTCTGCTAGATAGTGGTAATGTAAATATAGGAACTGGTGTAGATCCTACTATTTTCAACCCACAAGTAATTACTATAGATTACACCATTGATGGAACTAATATTCCAAACTTCGATCCGTTAGACTTTACTCCAATTAACTTTGACGGAACCTCGATAAATATAATTGATTATCCAACCACGGTATTTGAATACCCTGAGTTTGACACTTGCTTCTAAGCACCAAAAATAATAAGAGATGAAGTCAGTTAAGGTATCCCAACGGTTACAGGACCAGATCCCTGCGTTTATAAAAGAAGAGGATCAGTCTTTTGTAGACTTGCTAGTACAATACTACAAGTCACAGGAGAAAAGTGGTAAACCGTATGATATTTTAAACAATATTTTAAGTTATACAGATATTTCAAGTGATGAATATAATCCTAACTTTATTTCTTCATCATCTATTGTTTTAGATCGCATAGGTGCTACTGATCAAAATATTACTGTAGAAACTGTTGATAATTTTCTTGAGAAAGATGGAACAATAAAGATTGATAATGAAATTATTTTTTATGAAGAAACAACTAAATCACCAGAGGTTGTATTTACTCCAGGTGTCAATAAGTTAGAATTTGATAAGAAAATACAAGAGTTAGAAAATATAAGACCTCTATTTGATGGAACTGAAACAAGTTTCCAATTAAAACTACTTGGAACTCCAATTACACCAAGTTCTGTTGAGTATTTACGTGTTATAATAAATGGTTTGCAGTTAGAACCTAATGTTGATTATTTTCTTGATGGATCAAACATTAGATTCCAAACTCCTCCTGCAAACCTTGCAGGATCAACTACAGTAACTAAAATTGAATATCTTATAGGTTATACAAGTGTTCCTGTTAGAGTTTTAGATGTAATTAATATAACTGACGACCTTGTAGGTGCAAAAATACTTCCATTAAGGTTAAACACTGTTGTATATACACCTTTATCTACAGTATCTTGTTTGATTGCTGTAAATGGAGTGGTTCAAGAACCATTTACTGACTACACAGTTTATAATGATCATTTAATACTAAAAAAAGCAGTATCTTTAAATGATAAGATTACTGTAAGGTCTGTTGAACTAATTGCACCTCAATTTGGTAAAGGTGCTTCTGCTATTGCTAGAGTTAGTGATAATAAAGTTACAGATTTAATTGTAAAAAATGGTGGTCAAGATTATAGAATTAATTTTACACCAAAAGTAACTATTCTTACTCCAGAAGGTGTAACTGGTAAAGAAGCGACTGCTGAAGCACTTGTAAATGGTATTAAGAATGTACAATTAATTGATGGTGGTCAAGGTTATACTTCTGCTAACCCTCCTGTAGTTGTATTTGATACACCCGCAGATCCTTCTGGTTCTATAGCAAAAGCAACTGTAACTGTTGATGATGCTACTGGTCAAGTCACAGGAATTAACGTACAATCATCTGGATCTGGATATGACACTATTCCATCCATTAGTTTTACAAATGCAGCAGGTGCAACTATTAGTGATGCTCAAATTGACTCGGAAGGAAAGGTAGTTGATGGATCTATCCAAGTATTAACTAAAGGATTACATTATACAACTGCTCCAGAAGTCTATATTGATGCTCCTGTTGATCCTATTGGTATTAGAGCATCTGCCATAGCAGTTTTAGATGATCAGAGCAGAGTAGACAGGATTGAAATGATTTCTCCTGGTAGAGGATATGTAACTCCTCCTAGATGTCGTATTATTGATCCTATAGGTGCTCAAATACTTGATGTTAAGGTATCTGGTGGTAAATTAACTGATATTCAACTTTTAACTGGTGGATCTGGTTACAATGATGCACCATCTGTTTATATTGTTGATAATAGAAAGAATTTATCTGGTGAAGCAATAGGTGGAACTGGAGCAACTGCTGTTGCAACAATATTCAATGGTGAAATTACTGATATTAATATAACAAGTTTTGGTGATGGATATTCTGATACTGAACCTCCACAAGTCTTTATCGCAAGTCCAAAAGCAGCAGCAGCGTCTTGTGATGTTGGATTTCAAGAAATAACTGGTTTTACAGTTCATTCACACGGTTCTGAATATCAACCATCACAATTTAAGAATTGTAAAAGAGGAGTTTCTGGTGTTTCTTCATATGATATTAGAGGAAACCAAGTATTTACTAATGAAGCACAAAGTATTCAATCTTCACACGAAGTTGGAACTTCTATAGAAAATTTAGATTCTTTATTTGCAAAAACACTATATGAACGTTTTGTAAATCAATTCTTACCTGATGCTGATATTGATTATACTACAATCAACGCTCCACAGATTGTTAAGACAATTAAAGACTTTTATGTCTCTAAAGGTACAAAAACTGCTACAGAATACTTATTTAAAATATTATTCTCTGAAAATGTTGATGTTTCATATCCAAAAGATGAATTAATCAAACCATCTGCTGCAACTTGGTCTGTTGACACTATTATTCGTGTTGAATTGATAAGTGGTAATCCAGTTGATATTTTAGACTCTCAATTATTCCAATATGCAGATGCTGTAGATACAACTGTTGGAAATGCTGTATGTTTAGTTGAAAACGTTATTGCAATCAATACTGGTGATAGAACAATCTATGAATTATCAATATCTGAGGAAACTTTAGAAGGTAAGTTCTCAATACCTTATAAAACCACTCTTGTAGAACCACTAACGACAACTGAGTCTATTATAACTGTTGACTCTACTATTGGGTGGCCAGAAAGAAACGGTATCATCATTATGGGTGATAGTGAAAGAATACAATATAAAGAAAAATCATTAAACCAGTTTATTGAGTGTACACGTTCTAAAAATGGTATTGTAGAAGATTGGGATTCTGGTACTCCAATTTACTCTGATATTTTCTGTTATATCAATAGAGGACTAGATACTGAAGTAAAATTACGTGTTCTTGGTATTGCTGAAGCAACAGGAACAGTTCTTACTGATACTGGTTCATATTATCTTCCTAGTGACAAATTAAACGTAGCATCTCTTGGTTCTTCATCTACAGATCAGAGAGTTACATCTTGGTTATATAATGTTAAAAAATTAATCTCTGTAAACAATATTGAACCAGGTGGTCTTAATAACCAGACTGCAACTGTTTACACTACAAATAATCACGGTCTTCTTGTTGGTGACTCTGTAACAATATATGGTGCAAACCCAACGATATTTAACGGTACGTTTTCTGTAACTTCTCGTATTAGTGCTACTGTATTCTCATATCAAATATCTGCTCCTGCACCTAATTCACCTCAAGGTAACATTTTGATGTCTGTTGACCTTAATAAGGGTAAATCAGATGAAGAATCAATCAATAACTCTATCGCACAATTTACAACCAATGTACAAAATACGTTCTTCAACTCAAATTACTCTTATATTGCTACAACAGGTATTCCAAACTATAAAGTTGGTCCGTTCATTGGGTCTGCTCTACTCCCAGGAAACCAAAGAAAGTTAAGTAGATTTCCTAGAATTGTTGATACTGTATCACGTCGTGATGATTTATCATTTGGTCCTATTGGATGTTGGGTAAATGGTGTTGCTGTTTGGTCTTATAAGTCTCAAATTAAGACAAAATTTGGTGGAATTACAAGTTTTGATATTATAGATGCAGGTGAAGGATATGACGCTGCTTCTAAACCATTAATTGAAATAAGTGGTGGTGGTGGAACTGGTGCTGCTGCTAGTGTTGTTGTAAATGGTTCTTTATTTAATGTTGATGTAACAGCAGGTGGTTCTGGATACACCTCATCTCCATTAGTTTCTATTGTTGGTGGAGGTGGATTTGGTGCTACTGCAACTGCTGTTATTACAAATGGAGTTGTAAGTAAAGTTCTTGTTGAAACACCTGGTCAAGGATACACCTCAGCACCTACTGTAAGCATCTCAGGAGGCAATGGAACAGGTGCAACTGCTACTGCCGAGGTAAGAGGTCCTATTCAATCTATTAGTGTAGATACAGCAGGATCAAGTTATACAACTGCACCTAATATTAAATTAAATTCTGGTGAGGGTGCTGTTGCACAACCAATTATTATCAATGGTCGTATTGTATCAATCGCTATTATTAACTCAGGTAGTGGATATACATCTCCTCCTAATGTAATTATTAATGGTGATGGTTATGGTGCTATTGCAAAAGCAACCATAGGAACATTTGGTGAAGATAAAGGACGTGTTTTAAGTATTACTGTTGAGAACAGAGGTATAGGATATTCAACTGGTCTTACAACTATTCGTTGCGAATCTATTGGTCAAGGTGCATCATTTACTGCAAATGTATTTGAGTGGACACAGAACTTAGAAACTGAACTATCAGGACTAATGGATCCTTCTCGTGGTTATGTATTTGCAGGATATAACACACAATATGGTGGTGAATATGCACATTTATCAGATCCTAAACAATTACGCTATGTTCTTGGTGATAACGTATTTAAAGATCCATCATCAGGAAATCTTAGAGAACTTTCAGCAGGACTAAGACACTCTCCTATTATTGGTTGGGCATTTGATGGAAACCCAATATACGGACCATATGGTTATATTGATGCTGCTGATCAGTCATCTGGTATTAAGAGATGTGTATCTTCTTACAGAGTAAAACCTGCGTTATTATTTGACAGTGCAACCAATCCAAATCCAGTTCGTGCTGATGGACCACTATTATCAGACAAACCCGCAGGAACTTACATAGAAGATTACGAGTATGTGTTCCAAGCAGGTGATTTAGATCAATATAATGGTAGATATTGTAAGACACCAGAGTATCCCGAAGGAACTTATGCTTACTTTGTTTCTATTGACGCATCAGAAGCAGGTTTACCTGTATTCCCATATGTATGTGGACCACAATTATATTCGAGACCTGACGAGTGGAACTATAGTCAGGACGCTGTACAAACAAATATTCCTCTTGATGTTGTTAGATTCCGTGATCCTTATGAAGATGTTGACATTGATATTGAACGTACACCTAACCAAGATACAGATACTCTTGTAACTGAGATAGGTGACGAGTTTATCTTTGAAATAGAAGATACTAATAGGGATGGTGTTATATCAACAGAAGAAGAAAACGAATTAAATTATATCTCAGAAGAACCTGTACTACAATTATTTGATTACTACCCTAGTGTATCTACTAGATCACAGGTTGATATTGAGATTGATACTACTACTAAATTTGAAGACGCTAAAATTAGTGGATTTGTAGTTGAAAACCCAGGTATATCATATAAAGTTAATGATAAGTTGTTCTTTGACGACACAGGAACTGGTGGATATGGTGCATCTGCTAAAGTAAATGCTGTAAAAGGTATTAGTGTCAGTCAATACACTTCATCTATGGTTAATGATTCACCGTTAGCAAAGATTACAACTACTGGTGAACACGATTTAAGAGTTAATGATGAAATTATTGTTGATAGTATTCCTATTATTGATCAAACAAACAAAACATTTAGAGTAAAAGTTGTATCTGGTGTTGAAACAGTAAATATTAGTCAACAAGGTCTTGGATATAATGATGATATTCCACCAACTTACGAAATTGTTACAGGAACTGGTCAAGATTTTAAATTAGAACTTGTACAACTTGAATCTGGTGCTGTTAATACAGTTAATATTATTAACTCTGGATCAGAATATACACCTAGCAATCCACCAGAAGTTAGGGTAAGTCATCCACAAAGATATAAAAAAGCAAATTATGCTCTTACATTATTAGATGAGAGTAGTGGTATTGAGAAAATAGTAAAACTTAAAGATATTGTTACTGCTGATGATAGAACATTCTATGTTGTCGGTGAAGCAGATGATGTTGATGGAGATTCAGCAGGATTACTTGCAAAATTCAATAGTGATGGTAGATTGTTGTGGACACGTACAATGGCACCACTACAACCTGCTGCGGGAGATAAACGTTGTGTATTTAACAGAATTTATCTTGAAAACACATCACCACATTCTATCTACGTTGTTGGTGAAACAATTCCTAATAATGTCAACTTATCATACAATCCAGACCTAGTTGTTGCCAAATATACCTCTGGATTTGATGCACAGAACAATCCTACTGCTGTTCCTGTATGGCAACGTGAAATTGCAGGTATATCTGGTTCTTCAAGAAGAGATTACATATCATCCTTAACTATAGATGATAATGGTCAAATATACGTTGGTGGTACAACAGATACTAACTCTCCAAATCCAGATGATATGTGGATTGCTTTGTTAGATGAACAGGGTGCTATTAAAGAAAAACGTAAGATATGTACTGCATCAGGATCAGAACAATTAACAGACCTTAAATTTACAAGTGATAACACCTGTATATTTGTTGGTGTTAATGATCCTGCGGGAACGAGTGAAATTGTTATTGGTGAAACTAACTATGATAATGTAACTATTAACGTTTCTTGGAGTAGACAGTTTGGTAATACTGGATATAGATTCTCTAATCCTAAAATTACTATTGATGACTATGGTTCTAGATACGTAACTGCAACTGCATACCAAATTTCTAATACCAAGAATACTGGTGTTTTGTATATGAAGTTTGCACCTAGTGATTACAAAACTCCATCAGTTGTTAAATTACTTTCACCTACTGGTGTATTTGAAGATATACAATCAACTGGAGTTAAATTTGATATATTTGGTAATATTGATGTTGGTGCATACGTTAAATATGCTTTCAATGATCATAGAGCAATTATATTCAAGATTTCTTGGAATACAAGTAATATATTAACTGCTGCTTCTGTAAAACAGGTTAGTGGTATTGGTTTCCAACCAACTACAATTAGTAACGATAATTCTGGTGATACTATCATTGCAGGTAATAAAATTGAATCTAATGAATTAGCAATACTTAATTTTGAATCGACTATAACTGGAGATGAAACATATAATAATACTTTAACAGCAGGATGGTCTGTAGACCCTACATTAGATACTGCTAAATGGAAATATGGTGCACAGTCAGCAAATATCAGTGGTGCTGCAAATAGATTGTCATTAGATTGGGGTGCTGATGTAGCAACAAATTATACAGTTGAAGCGTGGATCGCTATTGGGCAAGCACAATACAATGCTCAAAGTTCTACACCAAATATTTTTGATGTTGCTCCTACTACAGGTGATAATGCAGTTGTAGAACTAGAAGGTGATGCTACAAGTCCTGACTTTGGTAAAGTCCGTTTAAAGTTAGGTTCTAATAATTACCTATCTACATCAACAACTAACTGGTCAACATTTAATAACGAAGCATTTATACACGTTGCTCTTGTTAAGTCAACTCCTGGTGTTGGTACTTACGTTTATAAAGTATTCATCAATGGTGTTGAACAAATTGATGTAACAAGTACAACTATAGATACACAACTTAAATCTATACTATTATTTGGTAAATCATCTCCTGTTGTCGCTAGTTCTATTGGTGGTTGGGTAGATAATATTTCTGTATCAAGTATTGCAAAATATAGTGATACATTTACTCCTGCACAAGCAGTTGGTTCTAATAAAACAGTATCTGCTTTCTGCTACAAGTTAGATAGAGAACAAACTAAGACTGGAACATATACATTAAACACCGTTCAAACTGGTATGCAGATTCAAGTCGCAGCCGCTGTGAACGACTTTACGTTTAATACCCAGGTGATTACTTCTGGAGATTGGACATTAGGTCCTGCGGGTCTACAAATACTTGATTATGCTGATGTTGTATCAAATAATGTTGAAGGAACTTACTCATTTACGTCTACAGATCAGATATATGAGACTAGAACTGCTACTATCCCAACACCTCTTGGTAGAAAACTACTACTAAGCACTACTGTTATTCCTAAATTCTATATTCGTGATGCAATATATCAGTCTATTGATACTGTAAAGACAGTAACATTTAACCAAACAGCAAACTTTACTAAAGGTTCTATATTACAACAGTATTCAGTTATTGGTGGACAAGATGTAGTCAGTGCATACGGTACTATTGTAAATGTTCGTGGAGCACAAGGACAGGTTGATATTGGTAATATTATTGGTAATTTTGATACTACTAAGAAATTAAAATCAACTGCAAATGATGTAAACCTTATTAATCAAACATTCTTAGTTGAAACAACTATACCTCAATGGTTTACAAACTTCAGTTATACAACTGGAGATGAAGTTTATAATGCAGGTAAGATCTATACAGCAGGTTCTACTGGAGTTTCTGGTGCTAGTGCTCCTATTCATACGATTGGTACAGTAACTGATGGAAATATAAACTGGGTATATACTCGTGATGCAGGTAGTTTTAATATAGATCTTGCAAATACTTCATATTCTAGTGGAACATTAAATCAATTTGCTTCTTGGAGACCATTTGTAGCAACAGATTATTCAATCAGAATTGAAGCAGTATATGAGGGATCAGCATTTATTAAAGGTGATAACATTGATGCTGATGCTGTTGGTCTTTCAGCAACATTTGATGCTACTGGAAAAATAATAACAATATCAGGTCTAGTTGGAGTTAAGAAATTCCATCTTATATCTAATCTTGATAAAGATATTATTCCAACTGGTGCTCTAGCATTTACAGATTTAGTATTCTGTGTTTCTACAAGTAGAAATAATTTTACTCAAAACGAAATTATATTTGTTGAAGGATTTACAACGACTGAATATGGTGGATCATTCTTTGTAGAAGAGGTTCTTGATAGTAGAAGATTCTTATATCGTTTAAGATCAACTGCTGTACAAGATCCTTCATTTACAAGTTCTACTATTGCAAGTGTTAATATCTACGCTAAACATCCACAATTATTATTTGTTCGTAAACATCAATACATATTTGACCTTGATGATCCATCTAATTTTGGATATTATATGTCATTCTCTAAGGATAATCAATATAAATTAGAATATCCTTTTGTAAACATTGTTAGAGAGGGTATCCCAGGTTTAACTGACCAAACATCACCTAAACCACTTGTTAAGTTTATTGTTGATGAAGATGTTACCAATATTTCATATTACTTCGATCCATCAAGAACTCTTCCAAGTAACTCTCCTGTAGGTGAAGCATCATTTATTGACGTTATACAAACTCCTTATAAAGGAACATTTAATATTAATCAGATATTATCAGATACAGAATTTACATTCCCACTTCTTGTAGAACCAGAAAAAACAACTGCTCCTTTAGGAACAACTGAAACAGGTCTTACAAGAGCATCTTATAGTACAACTTCTTTAAAAGCGATTGGTCCTATTGCAAGTATCAAACTGGTAAACCCAGGTGGTTTCTATCAGAAATTACCTATTGTTACTGATATATCATCTGATAGAGAAATTGAGAAAATACGTATCACATCTGGTGGTACAGAATACATTAATGGCATCTATTATAATGTTCCTATTGCAGGAGATGGTGAAGGTGGTCTATGTAATATTACAGTTGCAGATGATGGTGAATTAACAGGTGTTATTACTGCTGTTGAATTAACATCTCCAGGTAAAGGATATACTACTGCATCTATTGATATTGATACTATTCCAGGAATATTGGGATCACTATTACAAGGTTCTGGTGGACAACTTGATGTTGTAATTCCTGCTGAGGGATCTGGTGCATCTGTGTTCTTACAAGGTACAAGTATTGGTAAGATTAAGAAACTTAAGAATAATGAATTTGGTTTCGGTTATTCTCACGATTATACACTAAGACCTGAGATTACATTCCCTGTAAACCTTCAGTTGTTTAATACTGCTATACTTTCTGAAATTAAGGTTACAGATCCTGGTTCTGGTTATACATCAATTCCTAGAGTTGTTATTGAAGGTGGTGGTGGATCAGGTGCTGAGGCAGAAGCGATTGTTAAAAATAATAGACTATCTGAAATAATAATTAAAAATCCTGGATCTGGATATAGTTCTGAACCATCAGTTACACTTAAGTCAGAATTTAACTATGTTGTAAACCTCGATTTAGGATATTTACAGTTTAACTTCCCACACGGTATTACAACTGGTGCTGCTGTTCAACTTAGAGCAGAAGATTTAGGATCTACAGTTGGTGTCCTACCAAAACCAAGTTCAGCAGGTTTGGTTAGTTTAAGTTCTACAACCACTTACTATGCTATTGCAGGTGAGGCAAATTCACTTGAAGCAGACCAACTTAGAATAGCACTAACACAAGTTGATGCTGAGTCTGGTAACTTTATTACATTCTTAACTCAAGGTGATGGTCGTCAGATTCTTCTTACTGAAGTATTTGGTGGTCAAGCAACTGCTATTGTACAAACATCTCGTTTCTTAAAAGGAGAACTTGTATATCAAGGTTCATCTCTAGAAACTGCTACTGCAACAGGTTACGTTTCAGATAATGAAGGTTGGCAGATTGGTCCTCGTATATTAAAACTTGAAAACTATAACGGAAATTGGACTGTTGGAGAACGTGTAACTGCACAGGTATCTCGTGCATCTGGTTTGATTGATAACTTATCTATTGCTCGTGGTACATTGAATATAGACTCAATGACAACCACTACTGGTCAGTTTATTGATGACATTGGTAAACCATCTGAAATTGTACAGAAAATTCAAGACTCTTACTTCTATCAGAACTTCTCTTACGTTATTAAATCACAAACTCCTATTAACGAATGGAGAAAGAGTATTCTTGAAACCAATCACCCAGTTGGATTCAATATGTTTGGTGAATTGGCACTTGCAGCAGGTAAAGATATATCAGGAAGAAAGGTTGTATCTGATCTTGTTAAAGAAGTTAATATCTTTAGTGCTACTAATATTAATCAGATTACATCTTTTGCTAACTCACAACCAATATATACCGAGTTTAATAACACTGAAGTATTATTCAGACAAAGAAGACTTACTAACTCTGAAGAAATCTTAACTTCTATTGTTAAAAAACTTGATAATATTGATAATGACTTTAATGGTGTTAGAACACAATTCCCATTGACTGTAGAAGGTGAATCTGTAACTGCAACTGATGATCAATTATTGATTCTTATTAACGGTGTTGCTCAGTCACCTGGAACTGCATTCACAACATCTGGTCCATCTGTTGTATTCTCAGAACCACCTAAAGCACCATCAAGAATTAAGTTTAGAAATCTTACATTCTCTCAAATTAATATTATAAGATATACATTTAGTACAACATCTGGTATTTTCCCACAAACAGGTAAACCTGTAAGGTCTTTACAGAACGAGGGAACTGCAACTGTCATTGATAGTGGTGTAGATTACATTGATGTTATCGATGTAGAAGGTACTTTCCAGATTGGTGACAATGTTTTAGCGTCATCTAGTGGATTTGATGGTACATTAAGTGCTGTAACTGGTTTAACTAGCAAAACAATTTACGAACAAGGTGAAAGAATAACAAATTTACAAGGTGATTTTGCAATTATTGAAGAAAATAACCTTAGAGATGGTGTTGTAGACGCTAGATTGGTAGTTTCTCGTACATCTGGTACATCTGAATTTGAAACTGGTGATTTTAATATCAGATTTAACGACACAATATACTCTGCTGCATCTAAAATTGCTGCAAGAGTTACTGTAATTGCACCATATACAGACGATGTATCTCAACAAATCATTGATACTGTTGATTTATCACCTCCATCATCATTCTTTGGTCTAATTTTCCAACGTGTTCCTTCAATTACCTATCCAAATACTATCTTAGACAACATTTCTGAGACAGTTATCAATCCAGAAGAACTATATGAAGAAGGAACTGCTAATAACCAAGACTTCTTAGACTTTGAGGAGGTAAGAAACCAAGAAATTAGATATAATTATCTGTCAGGATCACAATTTTCAGCAGGTGACTCAATACGTAACAAACAAATCTACTATGATAACGCTTCATTAGTAGGTGTAGACGATCAACGTTCATTTGATGCTGCTGTATTGATAAGAAAGAATGCTAGATTCATTGCTGAAGAAGCAGTTGGATTAATGAAGGCATTTTTCCCATCATTTGTAGTTCCATCATTAGGTGGAGATAGAGATTGTGAAGATGATATTGTAGATATTTTAAATATTGTTGCATATCAATTAGAAGTTGATGGTAACTCAGAAATCTGGGATGCTGCTAGTACATATGTACAGGGTAATGCAATATATCACGTTGATGGTGAAGTAGCACAAACAATATACGCATTTAACAAAGCACGTGATTTAGCGATACAGTGTATCCGCAATGAAGTTATTAATACAACTACCACTACTCTACCTCAATATAGAGATCCTACTATCACAGAAGAGTTTGCTGTTATAAGCAATAGTCACGGTGATGCAAGAGATTTAATTCTTGCTAATAAATGGTTCATTGCATATGAAGCATTACATTATGCTAAAACACAAAATCCAGGATATAACGTATCAGGTGGAGATGTTCATTGTTTATCTGATATTGTTGATGTTCTTGAAGCGATGGTTTATAACTTAGCACACGGTGGTAATAACTTTGTATATAAAGCAACTAAGAAAACTCTACAGTATGGTGTAACATCTGGTGATAGAGATACTATTGTAAATGCTTTCACTAAGGCAAGAGATATTGCTATTGAAGTAATGAGAAATAATACTTGGACAAAAGCAGGATCTCATAACTGGAATCAAGTAACTGATACATCTATAACCGCTGATCCTGCAAACCCAACTTGTCAGGCAGTTGCATCAGCAATTACTACACTAATGAATATTTTGATTACTAATCTTGGATCAACTGCATCTCCAGGAACAGTAGCAGCATTTGAAGCAGCAGTAACTGAGACTGCACCTTCTGGAGCATATGCAGGATATACTAATAGTTGTGTTAATCAGGCAAATGCTATAACATCTTATATGAGAATCATTACTGATACTCTAGAGGATCCTACAGGTGCTACTCCTGCAACATATCAGTGGGCAATTACTAATGTACCTCGTGTTCTTCCACCTTATGCCTTTGTTGATGGAGAAACTTTACGTTGTGCTAAACACGCTTACCAAGACAAATCAACTGGTGGACAATTTGGATTTGGTGATACTGTAAAAGCAATTACATCTGGTGCAACATATGATGTCATAGGATCTAATGCAGGTAACAAGTGGATCTTCTCTAAACAGATTAGTGGTGTATTACAAGCAGGTGAGTACATAACCAACTCTAAACTTACATATGCAAACGTATCTCAAGATAAATTAACATTTAAAACTGATTCTGGTTCACTTAGATTTACTGGATCTGGTTCATATGCTACTTTCCCATCAAGTAATGCTGTAGTATTTGGTGATGGAGCAGATGCTGCTACTGGTGACTATACAATGGAATTATGGATACGTCCTGCTTCTGTTACTGGCACACAGAGACTTATTGATCTTAGAGAGTCATCTTCTGACACTAAGTTAGGTATATTGATGTCTGGTCAGTCACTTCGCTTATCTATAGGTGCTAGTGATGTAATTACTGTCAATTCTGCTATTAATACAGTTAATAACTGGTATCATATTGCAGTATCTCGTTCTACAAGTGTTACTAAACTGTTTGTGAATGGTCAACAAATGGGCACTTACACTGATACAAATAATTATAATTCAAATAGTAAAATTACTGTTGGTGCAGGATGGAATAATGGTAATCCTTACAATGGTTGGATTGATAATCTTATAATCTACAAAGGAATCTCCCAGTACAATAGTGCTTTTACTCCCCCTACTGTATTCAATAATAGTATAAATGTATCATTCGCACTTCTTGGTGAAGCACCATTCCCTATGGAACAGAGTGCAGTATATGCAACATACGTTAATCATATAATATCTACTGCTACTGCTGATGAGGTTGAGCTATGGCGTTCTGAAATTACAACTGAAGGTGTTGATCTTAGTCGTGAACAATATAGAATATGTGCTGAAGTTATACGTAAGAATATTGACTATATTGCTGAAGAAGCAGTTGGTCGTCTTAAGTATAGATACCCTGATTTTGTCATCCCTGGTGATGGTGGTATGAGTGGTTATGGATCAAATGTTTGTCTACGTGATACTAAATCATATATTATTCCTGCTATAATTGACGATCTTATATCAGGTGGTAACTTCCAAACAACCATTGTTGGTCGTGCTTACATTGAAGGATCTGGTGCATTACAACATATTGGTGGTGAGCAATTACAATCAATCTATACTTGGAGAGAAGTTGCAAAACTTTGTATTGATGTAATTACATTAGATGAAACAAATTTAGAAGGATCTTATTCAACTAAGGTTCGTGTTCCTAATTATTTTGCATCTCCTGCATCTTCACAGATACAAACTGATATTATGACTCTTGTAGATGATCTATTAGATGTTATAGGTCCTACAGGTCATAGATTTAGAGACGGTGCTGATTTAATTTACTTTAATAGAAAAGCAATCGCTGATGAAGCAGTATATTATATTGAAAACAAATATCAAGTACAAGTTGGTTTCTCAACAGTAAATAAACTAACAATACCTAATAGAGCAAAATGTGTAAGAGATATTAGAGATCATATACTTCCTGCTATTGCAGGTGACTTGGTTACAGGTGGTAACTTTGAAACTCAAGCAATGATTGATAGTTATCTCGATAATGAGACTAATATTAACTATATTGAAGATGAATTGCTTGCAATGATTGATGCGATTGAATATGCTAAGAAGTTAGCACAAAAAGCAATACAAGGTTTATTAATTGGTAGAAATGAGAACCCTGCTCAAGTCGCTGCTGATTTCTCTGATTACTATCAGATGTTATACACAGATGAGTCTGTTTATCGTGATGATACTATTACAATAGATCCTAAAGCATATACTGGATCTGATAGAGATCTTGACGCTGCAAATCTTCTAGTACAGAATGCTAAAGATATTGCAGGTGAAGCAGTTGATATTTTAACTAAGACATCTTTTGCACAATCTAAAGGTTTCAGAGTTCCAGGTGGTAAGGTTAATTGTGAAGATGATATTGTTGATATTATCGAATCTATAGCACACGATTTAAGATTTGGTGGTAATAGTGAATCATATGATGCTGCTGCATTATATTTGAATTCAGACTTGGGATTAAGTCACGTAGGTCCTCAATCTGACGAAACAACTTATGCCTTTAAGTTAGCACGTGATATGTGCATACTCGCCATCAGGAACCGTTTAGGGTTTACTCCCTATGAGAGTGAGACAACAACAGGTGGATTAGGACAAGCAGTACAGAGACCTGATTACTATAATAATGCTACAACCAATGGTTACTATGATGCTGCAAATGAAATTGAAAATAATATAAGATTTATCGCTACAACTGCTGTTGGTCGTGGTATGTCTCAGTATCCAGGATTGGCATTCTCTGGTGGTTATAATTATCAGTCTTGTGTTGATGATGTTATAGATTTACTTGAAGCATTAGTCTTTAACTTAAAGCACGGTGGTAACAACCGTATGTGGTATTCAAGTGAGTTCTACATCACAGTTGGTAATGCTATACAACATATCAGTAACCAAGCAGCAGAAGTTAAGTATATTTTCCAAGAAGCAAGAGATATTGCTACTCAGGTAATGAGACAAGAAATCATTACTGTAAATGGTGTAACTGAAGGTACTACTGTATATGACGGAACAATTACTGTTGATCAGAGTTCTGGTAATACAACTATAACTCCTACAAACGTAGAATACTTCCCAACATCAGGTAACTTACGAATTACATCTAATGGACATACATTTACAACAAATGACAGCATTAGAATCAAAACAAATAGTCTTGTATTTACTTGCACTATGGATGGTGATGCTACAAATCATAGTTACCCTCGTATCACAGACCCTGCTGCAAATGCAAACTTACCGATTACTGCTACAACCACAAATACATTTACAGTATTTGTAGGAACTACAACAGCAGGTAACTACGCTCACTCATTCGTAAGTGCTCAGGCAAATGCAGTATCCATATACACAGGTGGTGCTCAAACACGTTGTGTAAACGAAGCAGCATCTATCGCTTCATTGATGGGTATTCCAATTCAATTATTTGATAGTTCAAATACAAGCAATCCTACAGCATATTTGAACGGTATAACAAGAACGCTACCACTCGAATGGCCACTTACAGGTGAACGTGCTATTAGACGTGACGTAACTATAACTTACGACTCAGCAGGTAACGGAAACTGCACCACACAGAGTTCTGCTATTAATACCCTTTGGGAGATACTTATCAACACTATTACCACAGCAGCAGCGGGTAATGGAAGTCATCTTGCAACTATAACCAGAACTGCACCTGTTACTACTAACACTGTATATAAAGGTGGAACTTGTTACGATGTTACATCTGCTGCACACGTACTATTCAAAACACTTCTTCACGGTCTTGGAAGTGGAGGAGAAATGTATAAACAATCTGCAAGATTGTTAATGTACAATGACACATATACTAGATTAGAATCATATGAAAATACATTAAGTCAATATCCAGGTTATGCAGGAGATGCTTCTTTTGCTGAAGCAATACAGAAAGCGATTGTATATGACTTTATTACAAATGGTAATGCTAGAACACTACAACTTATTAATTCTTGGTTTGATGCTGATGGTAATTTCGTAGCATATCCAGGTATATTCAGAACTCGTCTTGTTTATCACGCAAGAATGATTAAAGAGTTGATGGATCATATATTGAAAGGAACTGCTCCTGATCCTGGTACATTTGCTAACCAACCTCTTTACACACTTGATGGAACAAATCCTGATAGAGAGTTACGTCCTACTGCAACTGCATCTCATAAGTTACATCAACTATTCCATTTAATAATGGTTGGATTACAGAACTCAGCATTCCCAACAGTATATTTAAGAACACAGTTTGATGCAGGTGTCGCTGTTTCTAATGGAGTCATAAATGTTGCTAATAACTTTGAACCATACGATAGAGTTGAATATATTGTTCTTGGATCTAATATTGCAGAACTAGACGGAACAGTTTACTATATCCATCCTAATTCAACATCTTCTCAGATAGTTCTTACAGAATATATTGATGGAGAACCAATAGTTCTAACTCCAGGAACTCCCTCACAATTACATACACTTGCTGTTGCTGTAGATCCAGGTGTAGATCGTGTACCTACAACTTATGGAACACGTGATGTACCAACACCAATCAAAGCAGGTTTCAACCTTGCTGATGTTGTCTACGGTGGAACATCTGGTGCTACTGCTCAGATAGTTCGTATGGAAGATAATTTAGCAGATATTATGTATCAGGCAAAATATATGACCTGTAATACATTCTCTGCACAAGGTGGTGGAACTGGAATCAAGATTCAGAATGGTGAGACAGTTGTTGTTCAAGGTGCTACTCAAAATACTGGTAAGGTTCTTGCTACTGATAACGAGACATATATTAAGTTGATTGATTACAATGGAACATTTACAGCAGGTGATACTATAGAAGGTGTTACATCTGGTGGTACTTGTACATTTGCTGATGAGCACGATAGACTTCTTGTTAATTTCCGTCAGGGTGAATTTATTGCAACTGATAAGTTCTTCTCTAAAGATACTGGATCTAAGGCAACTGCTCTAATTGTTAGAAACAATAACGGTGCACTAATTGATAATCAGAGTGGTAGAATCACTTACGACATCTCCACAGTAACTGGAGAGTTTAAACCCCAAGATGTTATCTATGGATCTGTTACTGACCAAATTGTTGAAATTGAATCGTTTGTTACTCTACCTAATTTTGGTGAGTATGTACACGGTAGACAAATTACAAGACTTACATATGTTCAGTTAATTACTGATACAGGTGTTACTGATACATTTAATGTTGGTGATGTATTACAAATTCAATCTGGTGGTATTAGTATTGGTTGGACAGTGACTGTTACTGAGATTGATGTAAATAATAATTACGTATTTGTTGCAAATGAAACTGGAACTCCAGAAGGTGTAACTATTTCTGATATTGCAAGTAATTCACAATATCAACTTGCTAAAGTACCAGTTGGAACTCTATTCCCATCCGTATATACAGGAATTGCAGCAGTTACAATAACAGATACAACAGCATACGGTAAGATTGCTAAGATTACACAGTTTGGTACTCGTGCTGTTCTCCACTTAGAGGGAACAAGTGGAACATTCCAGAAGAACTCACAAATTATTGGAGACAATGGTTTCAGAGGTGCTTGTTCATCTGCTAGATCTTTAAGAGGTAGAGTACGTAGATTCTTTAGAGGATTTGATGGTGTACAAAAGGCATTTAAACTAACTCAAGGAAATGGTACACAATACTTCCCAGATCCCGCAGGACATATGATGATCTTTGTAAATGGTATCTTACAACCACCTGGTGCTGACTACGCATTCACAGCATTTTCAGATAACATACAGTTTACTGAAGCACCTGCTATAGGATCAACTTTCCACGGTGTATATAAAGGTAAGTTAAGACAATTAGATGATATATCATTCGACTTTGATTCATTACGTAATTCATTCAACTTAAAGTTAAATGGAGTGTTCTACTCATTGACTCTAACTGATGGTGTACAGTCAAATACAATCTTACCTGAGAACAATATTATTTGTCAGTTAAATGGTGTTATACAGGAACCTGGAATTGGTTTTGAAATTGTTGGTTCTAGAATTATCTTCTCTGAAGTTCCTCGTGCAGGTTCAACCTTCGTTGCATTCTCTTATGTTGGTTCTGATGTTGACGTTATTGCAGCAACAGTTGTACCACCTATTGAAGCAGGTGATGAACTTATCATTGATGGTGAGGAAGAAACAAGAACAGTTGCTCTTATTGAATCATCTAACTCTCTAATTACATTTGAGTATGGTGGAGCAGTTAAAGGACGTAATGCTTCTGCACTTGCCGAAATTGAAAAAGGACGTATTACCAATGCGATATTAACAAACTCTGGTGATGGTTATAGTACAAGACCACAAGTTGATGTTATATCTTCAACAGGATTTGGTGGACGTATTAAGGCACTTGTTGGTGTAGCAAGAATTGATGTTAAGAACGCAGGTCAAGGATATTCATTACCTACTATTGTTGCAAATACAACTGTTGCAGATGATTTCTTAGGACCTACAGGACCTGCATTAAATGGTGGTATTGATATTTACGATCCTAACTTCATACCTGTAACAGGTGGTACTGGAGTCATAGAGAACTTTATAACAATAACTGAATCACCTAGAAATATTACTGTTAACCAAGGTCAGACTGCTACATTCCAAGTTGCAGCAAAAGTAACAATATCTAATGTTGTTGCTTATCAAATTAATGTTGCTGATAAGTCTGTTAACCATCCTTACTATGGTCAAGGATCTGGAAAAGGTTATAACTTTACTGGTGGTCAATTTAATTCAAGCACTGAAGCACCAACACTTGTATTTGTTCGTGGAGCAACATATCAGTTTAATCAAAACGATGTTACCAATGCTACTCACGCACTTTACTTTAGTGAAGATGCTACTGCTTATGGTGGTAATAGTAGATATGAGACTGGTGTTGTATATCGTCTTAATGGTAATCAAGTTGCAGACTACGCAACATATGCTGCGGGATTTAATGCTGCTACAACACGTAGTGTTAGCATTACAGTCGCTGCCGATGCTCCTGCTACTCTTAATTACGTATGTGGCAATCATCAGTATATGGGTTCAGCAATTAATGTTAATAACGGAACTCTTTCATATCAGTGGCAGAAGAAAGATTATGGAACATCAAGTTGGAACAATATCACTGGAGCAATTAGTTCTACATATACAACTGCTGCTACTACACAGGCAGATACAAATGATGAATATCGTGTTGGTATCACATCTAACGGTGCAATCCCTGTTCTATCAACTGCTGCTGTTCTTACCGTCAACATCGGTGCAACAACACTCAGTTCCTTCACACCTACCCAAATCTTTGACGACGACTAAATACTCTTATGGCAGCAAATGGATCCTATAATAGTAGCAATAATGTCCTAACAGTAACTGGCGATGGTTTGCCATCTCCAGTGAACTCAGGAACTTTTCCTAATGCTAACAATTCAAACACAATTACATCATATGCTTTCAACCACAACTTTGTTTACAGAGGTGGATCAAACACGTCTGATTCTGGGGTTGTCGGTTTGGGTGCTATTGGTATTGCTGCAAACGGTGTCGTCTTCTTTAATCCTAGTGCAGGAACTGATGGGTCGCCCCCGTCAGGATTTTCCTACGTGGCAGCGGGTATTGGTTCTGCTGTTAATTATGGAGAAGATAGTTGTGGTGGGTATCCTGAGTCAAGTGGTCAGTACCGTTATAACGACAGCGACTTCATAGATTGTTGGAATGCCAATCAAGTGATGGCAGGATATAATGATTACTATGGTTCATCTCAATATAATGGTGATAATATCAGACACCCTGATGGTCATTCTAAAATAATAGGTTATAGTTTTGATGGTTATCCTGTATATGGTCCTTACGGATATACAGATGCTAATGATAACACTACACCTGTAATCAGAATGTCTTCTGGATGGACAGTAAGAACTCAAGAGGCACCTGGAAGACCTGCATATGATACAACATACCCCGCAGGTGTGTTTATGGAAGATTATGAATACACTGGTGGAACAGGAAAGTTAGATACACATAACGGTAGACATTGTGTAACACCTGAGTATCCTAGTGGTACTTTTGCATACTTTCTTACTGAAGATAATTCTGGAAATCCAGTATTTCCTTTTATGATGGGTTTGACCTCGAAAGAGGCAATGGTAGTACCTGCCAATGATGGTTTTACACAAACTGCACCACCTACTGATGATGGTGGCGATACTCCCGATCAACCCCCTACTCTTGTAATTACAAATCAACCAACAAACGCTACTATTCAAAGTGGAAACCTTCAACAGTTTAGTTTGTTAGCAGAAATACAACCACAAAATGATACTATTGCATATCAGTGGCAAGTATCAACAGATGGTGGATTTGCTTGGTCTAACTTAACTGGTAATACATCAGCAACACTGAATATAAATGCTCAACCATTTATGACAGGTTATCGTTATAGATGTGTGTTGACTGGTCCAGTTGGTGCATCTACTCAAGCACAAAACTCACCTTTAATAAGTAATTTGGCGATCCTTACTGTAACAGGTAGTGGAACGACTATAGATTATGCCAGTATCCTCAAATTTGACAGTGGTATTGGAAAATACGATATGACTCCAGTTAATTTTGACAGGGATAATAACAACCCTGACTTTACTATACAGAACTTTACACTGGATAATTCGACAACTTCTTTCGATATGACATAAATAAAACTGTAGAAAAAACCCCCTACTATGGCTAAGCAGAATGTAAACGTCGGTGTATCGGCAAATGATGGTACAGGAGATACCCTCAGAGACGGTGCTATAAAACTTAATAACGTAATTAACGAGTTATACACCCAACTTGGTGATAATACTAACTTGCAAATTAGTATTGGATCACCATCAACAAACCAAGTCCTTAAATGGAATGGAACAGTATTTACAGAAGGAGATCTGGCATCATCTAATTTGACTGATGTTGACTTGACTGGTATTGGAAATGGTCAAGTACTAAAATGGAATACAGCAAACTCAAGATTCCAACCTGGTGATGACTTACAAGGTAGTGGTGGCGGTGGGGGCAATGCCATTACTAACTTGACTAACAATGGTTCTAATAACGTTGTTATCTCAACTCATTTTCTACCAAACACCGACAACACATATGACTTAGGTAGTGACTCACTTAAGTTTAGGGATTTATATCTATCCAGTTCTACTATTTGGATGGATGATACAGGTATTTCTATAGGATCTGATCAAGAAATTACTCGTAGAAAGAGAAAAGCACATACTGTTCATAGTATAGACACAGGTGCTACTCGTACTATTACATCTAAATTAGCGTCAGAAAACTCTACAGAAGAAGAGGGTCTTCGTTTACGTTTTAGTGCGATGAAAGTAGGAACACCTCTAGAAATTGAGGATGTTAATGGTAATAAAATTGAAGCAACATTTGCATCATTTACTGCTGAAGCAGGTGCTACTCGTGGTACTGTTACAGTTAGTGCTACAGGAACTGCTAACCAAACACAAGAACTAGCAGTATCTGGTGATATTAAAATTTCATCTAAGAATAAATTAATTACTGAACAAGAAGATGGTGCTGTAGATCTTGGTGCACAGAAACTAAAGTTTGGTTTTGGTGATATATCATTTGATACTGATGGTATTCTTGAACTTCCTGCTTCAAGTTCTATCCGTTTTGGTACTCCAGGTTCTGCTAAAGAACTTAAGTTTGATGGAAACAACAATTTAGATTTACCTACAGGAACAGATATTCGTTTTGGTGGTGATGCTGCAAAGTCTATTAAGTTTGACGGATCTGGTAATTTAGAAGTTCCAGAAAACTCTGAGATAAGATTTGGTAGTGGTGGTACTAAAAAACTATCGCTTGATGGAAGTAACAACTTAGTTCTTCCTACAGGAACTGAAATTCACATTGGTACCAAAAAAATTAAAATTGATACTAATGGTGAACTACAGGTTGCTAATGATGGTACAACTTTTGAAGACGTTGATAGAGGATTCAAACGTCAAGGTTCTAGTGCACCTGCGGGAGCAAGTGTTATTAAAGGATATAATAATGCAACTGTATATAAACCATCTCCAACACTTTTATATTCATTCAGTGCAGTTGGACAATCAAACTATACAGTTAATGGACCTGGATTACCATCAGGAGGATCTACAGATCCTAATATAATTCTTTATCGTGGATTTACATACGATTTTAATAATACTACTGGATCATCTCATCCACTAAGAATACAGTCTACAACTGGTCTTTCAGGAACTCCATATACTACAGGTATTACTGGATCACAAACTGCTATGCAGTCATTTACAGTTCCTTTTGATGCACCTACAACTTTATATTATCAATGCACAATCCACTCATCTATGAATGGAACTATAGAAATTAGGTAATGGCAAGAACAGTCCCAGGATCAGGAGCAGTTATTGAACCCATTTTTAACAGTACGTTCGGTATCAAGGACGTATTTGTTAATGATGGGGGTACTGGTTATGTGGCAGGGGACCCTCCAGAATTAAAAGTTGGAAATTGTGGAACACCATTAAGAGAAGCAATACTTGAACCTGTAATTACTAATGGTCAAATTGCTGCTGTAAAAGTATTAGATCCAGGTGAAGGATATGATCCTCTCAGGATTAAGATAAACACAAGTGGTAATGGTTATGGTGCTTCTGCAAAAGCAATATTATGGAATGAAGATCAATATGCTCCTGATGGAACATTGACTGCACCCGCAGGTTCTCTTCAGTATATTCAGATGTTATCGAATGGTGATCAATATTTTAGTGATGCAACAACTGCTGAAATCGATGGTGGAGGTGGTGCAGGTGCTGAACTTAGACCTGTTACTGGATTAATAACTGGTTTAGCATTAGAAGATACTGGATCTAACTATGAGAATGGTGATATTAATATTATTGTATCTGGTGGAGGTGGACAAGGTGCTACTGGAGTTGCAGAAGTAGATGAATTTGGTATTGTTAAAGCAGTAAATATATCAAACGCAGGTGAATATTTCCAAACTCCTCCTGTTATATTACTCAACGGTGGTGGTGGAGGTGGTG